AGCACGTCTTGGGCTTTAAAGCCGTAACGCACCCCGCCATTGGTTTCTTCAGAGTCCCGTGCAGTTCGGAACTGATACGCCGTGGGCTGCAACGCTTTGACAAACTCAAGGCCGTGGGGAACAGGCGCAAAGTTGGTCTTGTCCCGAGCATCAGATACCACCGTCCATGCCACTTGAATGTAGGCATTGGTAACGCCCGTCGACCCCATGCAAAAACGGTTATTTTCGGTCGTTGGGTTGAAGACTGGTGCGTAGATGCCTGCTGAATTACGCGGGTTGATTCCTGTGTTTCCGCTACCCGTGGTGTTGCTGTTGAGTGCGGCTTGCCCGTTAGCTGTGTTGTAGCTGCCTGTGGTGTTGTTCAGGAGTGCGTTCAGCCCGCTGGCTGTGTTGTAGTTGCCCGTGGTGTTGTTGGCGAGTGCTTGAAGCCCGCTGGCTGTGTTGTTGCTGCCCGTGGTGTTGCTATCGAGTGCGTTCACCCCGCTAGCTGTGTTGTTGTCGCCTGTGGTGTTGTTGAGGAGCGCTTGATACCCACTGGCTGTGTTGTTGATGCCCGTGGTGTTGGCGGAGAGTGCGCTCTGCCCGCTGGCTGTGTTGCTGTTGCCCGTGGTGTTGGAGAGGAGTGCGTTCGTCCCGTTAGCTGTGTTGCTGCCGCCTGTGGTGTTGGCGTTGAGTGCGTTGCGCCCGCTAGCTGTGTTGTTGCCGCCTGTGGTGTTGGCTTGGAGTGCGGCTTGCCCGATAGCCGTGTTGTAGGTGCCTGTGGTGTTGAGCTGGAGTGCATTTACCCCGCTAGCTGTGTTGTTGTTGCCTGTGGTGTTGTTCTGGAGGGCTTGGTACCCGCTAGCTGTGTTGCTGCCGCCTGTGGTGTTCTGCTGAAGTACGGTCCGCCCGATAGCTGTGTTGTTGTTGCCTGTGGTGTTGGCGAAAAGTGCAGAGGACCCGATAGCTGTGTTTTGATCGCCTGTGGTGTTGTTGAAGAGTGCGTTTGCCCCGTTAGCTGTGTTTTGAATGCCTGTGGTGTTGTTCTGGAGGGCTTGGTACCCGCTAGCTGTGTTGTTGTAGCCTGTGGTGTTGCTATAGAGTGCTTCATACCCGATAGCTGCGTTGTTACTGCCTGTGGTGTTGCTATAGAGTGCATTTACCCCGCTAGCTGTGTTGTAGTTGCCTGTGGTGTTGAAGCGGAGTGCGTTTAGCCCGCTAGCTGTGTTGCTAGTGCCTGTGGTGTTGGCATTCAAAGTATTCACACCCACTGCGGTGTTAGACGCTATTGCTCCAGCGCCTTTGCCAACTCGCACACCTGATAGGGTTGCGTCGGCTGTGGAGGAAATAGCTCCGGTTACTGCTAGGCCAGCGGTTATGGATGTCAGCCCTGCGCTGTCGATAGTCAACCTAGCCCTGCTGCTGCTAGTTCCTAGCACACCTAAAGAACCGCCAGTAGTAGCACCCGTATATAAAACTATACCCCCAGTACCCGATGTTGCCGCTAAAACTAGGTCATTCCCTGCCCCCACAGACAATTGGCTTGCATTTCGTATAGAAGGTAAATTGCTTTCTGTCGCAGCTTCTGATTTACCAAACAACATTATGTTCGAACTATTTACAGTTGCATCGCCTAGTTGAAGCACACTTGTAGGGCTGGCAGTGCCGACACCCACAAACCCAGAGGCGTTCTTAACTAAACCTCCAGCACCAACATTAAGCGTATCTGTAGAAGCATTGCCTAATACTACATTCCCACTAGCCGTAACCGTAGTAGCCGTCACAGCAGCCAGCGTAGAGGTTCCTGATGCCGACAGCGTAGTAAATGCACCTGTAGATGGTGTAGAAGCCCCTACGCTAGTTCCATCTACAGCACCGCCGTTAATATCAACAGTTCCGCTAGTCAACGTGTTAATCGTGATGGCGTTAATAGTGCCACCCTCAACCTTGTTGCCGCTGATGCTGTTGTCTGGAATGGTGACAGTGCCACTTGCTGTGAGGTTGGTAAACGTACCAGCAGCCGCTGTGGTGCCGCCAATGGTAACAGCATCAACTGTACCTCCATTAATATCAGCAGTGTCAGCTACAAGGCTATCAATGTTAGCTGTACCATCAATGTATAAGTCTTTAAACTCTAATGAACCACTGCCTAAATCCACTGTGCCATCTGTCTTAGGAAGTACAGCTGTTGCAGAAACTACAACATCTTGTGTAGGACCAACCTTAGTAATGGGGGCACCTTCAGCAGATGTACCATCATGGGTATGACCTGTACTAGCATTGAAGGCAGCTTCAACACCATTAAACTCATTATCTAAATCAACAGCATTGACAATGTTACCATCAGCAATGTTATTAGAGGTGTCTGTTCTGATATATCCAGTCACAATATTTTCCTTGTATTATCTTCTATCATGCACAGCATATTCAACTGTAGCTGTATCTAAACTAAATGGTGGTGATTGACTATTACTAATAAATTGTAGGCTCATCGAAAACCCACTACCAACCAATTGTGTCTCAAATATTTTCTTAAGCTTACTACCGTAAACAATGGTTCCATATGTAGCTAAAGGGCTACCAAAAAATCCTACAACACCTGTATCATTGGACAAGCTTAATGTCTCTGGTTGCACGCTACCACTAGTATCAAAATCTAGCTTTAAGTTAACAGAAGTTGTAACAGAACCTTGTGGTTCTGTATATAGCTGTAGCTTATAGAATGTTTTTCTAAGTCTAGGATCAGTTAAATGAATAAAGGGTGTAGAGAAAGTAGCTAGTATATTACCACCATCAAAACTGTTACCACTTTCCATTTGATATACATAGCCTGTTGACTCTGCAAACACAGCAGTTTCTGTTTGGATATAGTAGCTACTGTCAGCGACATAAGCTTTAAAGCCTTGTGTCTCAGCCCAGTTTATACCAGCTGTATCATTGCCTTCAAGCTGAACACCTATAACACCTAATGCTGATTGAGTGCTAATAGATTGACTATACCCTAACAATCTATACTGACTTTTCTTTCTTATGACAACACTACTAAAACTGCTAGAGGCAGAGATGAGGTTGGTCATTTCTTTCTGTATAGGCTTAGATACAACGCCTAAGTTGAAGTCATTAATTCTATCAGTAGCAGATAATAGTCTTAAACCATCAGGTCCTAAGAACATAACATCGCCACCAATTTCTTGTATGGTGTCTGAAGCTACACAACCTATGTCAGTTGTTACTGGCTTTAGTATAAAGTCTGCTAATGTATTGCCAGTAATTTGATGTATTGATTGTGCAGAGAAAATAAACAAAGATTCTCTAAACACTTGTAAGCCTGTGATGTTAGCACCAACACTAATAACACCACTACCATTAGCAGGATTTAAATCATTATCAGTGAATGGCGCTGTAATAACAATCTTATCTCCTACAGCATAGCACATCTGATTCTTAAACCAAGACAAGTGTGAACAGTTTTCTAAGTCTGCAGAACCTGTTACATACTGAAATGTATTGTCATCAAATGTAAAAGGGTAGCCTAAGCCTGTGGCAAAAGCTATCTTCTCTGTAACACCAATTCTATATTTAATGTGACGAGCCTTACCATTAACACTAACATCAGAAGATATGAATGTTACAGCAGCATTGTCTGCTGGACTGCTAGCTAGAGCTGGTGCTATTGTTAAAGTGGTAGCGCCTGATACCACTGTTACAGCAGCTGTAATGGTATAAGCTTTAGCAACACCAGCAACTGTGAATGTGTCACCAATTTTAGGAGCTATATCTACACCATCAATATTTAATGTAGTGCCTGTCTGACTAGCCCCGTTAACTAAAACTGCAATGCCATACACAGGCACTGACACTCTTGTGTAGCTTGCTCCTGTTGTTTTATATAATGTTTTATCACGAAGGGCTAATACACTATCTTTCCAAGCAGCTAGCCCTGTTATCAAACTACTGCTGTTAGCAAAAGTTACAACAGCTAAATCAGTAGGGCTACTAGCTAGTGATGTAGTTAGTGTTAATGTAGCAATCTTAGTAGTTTCACTATATAAAACACCAGCCACAGCAATAGTGTAGACACCTGTTACACCTGCTACAGTGAATGTATCTCCTTCTACAGGTGTTACAGAGATGTTAGAGACAACTAATGTTGTTCCTGTCTGACTACCACCACTAACAAGTGGAGCACCTGCCACAGGCACTGTGTCATTAGAATATTTATCATAGCCTAACATACGGCTGTACCCACCCTCAATAGATGGTTCAAAGTTCTTCAGCTGCCTAGCACTACCGGGCGCTTGTGTGCCTTGCTGCAGAGGTGATAGGTTTGTTATTAACCCTCCTCTAAACTCAAAAGGAAATGTTGCCCAAGCGTCAGCCATTCTTATTTAATCCTTGCACCAGCAATGTTACTGCCAGCTTGTTGGATGTAAGTTGATGTTACATAGTTATATTTATTAATAAGAATAATTCTCATTGACTTAACTTCTTCATCAAACTTGGCTTTAATCATAGAAGCACTTTGTTCATTACCTCTAAACATATAAGCATGATACATAGCACCATCAATAATGACGTGTCTAAATCTTTCAGGAATAAAAGGAACATCTGTAGAGTTTTGTAAGTCTACAGGAACTCTGTAGTATTCATACACTAGCTCATAGTCTTGATCAGGCGCTGGCACAAGAATAAACTCTTGTGAAGGTGTCTGCACAACATACTGAGGAATGCCTAGCTTGCTAGTGTCTGTAGAATATTCTTGACCTACATATTTACGTAGGTAATCTTCGTATGTTATGCTTCTCAGTGTCACTGTCTGATTACCTAACACACTGTCTTCTTTAATTCTAAAGCTGTCGAAGTCTACAGTGGAGCTATCAGTTGGATATGTATATCTACTTACACCAGTAGACATAGTCTCTTCTTGTTCTACATGATTGAAAGGCCACTCTAAGAAGCTTTGATTAATATCACGCAATGCAGCATTAACACTATCCTTAGCGCTACTGTAGAAACCTTTAGCATTAGCAAAGGTAGCACTAGTTAGCTCCACCTCGTTGAATCGTCTGTTAACTTGATTAACTAGCTCTAGAAAATTATAGGCCATGTTATTGTTCCTTAATACGCAGCTTCACAACTCGTTCAACAACAGAGCCGGTGTTGTCAGTGATTCTACAAGTTAGTTTATATTCTCTATTGAGAGTACCTAAGCCTAAATGAATAGTAGCAACAGTGTTTGTGTTAGTGGCTGATACACGTTGTAAGCCATACACAGTGATGCCATTAGTCACTATTGTTTTAACACCGTCTGCATCATCTACATACCAATCTACAGATGAGATGGTAGCTGTGTTAAGAAATCTAGACCAGTCAATGCTGTAGTCTAATATTTCATCAGGGTCTTTATTGGGCCATCTATAAGACATATATACTCTTTATACTACTGAAACAACTCTATTGTCTCTGTTTTCATTTGAGACATACACATTCCTAAACTGCTCTGTTATAGAAGAAGTTCTAGTTGTATATTCTCTATCAACATAAACAACCCTGCTCTGTTCATTTATGACGATAGTTCTATCCTTAGCTGTTGTTCTACCACCCACATACACTGCTCTTAATGTATCGTAGTTATTTTTAACAGCCTCATAATCAAAAGATGTAGTTGTTACATTAACACTACCTACATACCCATAAACAGTTATACCATCAAAAGTAGGTCTAGCACTGTCTGATATAGATACAACACCAATATAAGCTGTAGCTGATACACCTATCAATGCCACTGAAGCACTGGCTTCTACATCTACTAAACCTACAGCACCTGTTGCTGCTACTCCTGTCAAGACGGCTACAGCACTAGCTACAACTGTGACATTTCCTGCATAAGTAGAAGCTTCAACACCTACAACAAGTATGACAGCCTTAGCTACTACATCTACAGAGCCTACATTGGCTGTAGCTACTACACCATTAACTAATAATACTGCGTCTGCTGTGACTGCTACTACGCCTACAGCGCCAGTGGCTACAACACCTACAACAGGTGTCACAGCCTTAGCTACTACAACTACTAGACCTACAGCACCTGTGGCTGCTACACCATCCGGTGTATGTGTAACACCATATTCACCATAGCGACTAACACCGTATCTAGCTGCGCCATAAACAGCGCCTGTTAAGGATGTAGAAGCCATAGTTAGCTTCTATTAAGCTATACGAACAATAGCGTTTGTAGCGTCAGCAGCAGGGAACTCCACCACGAAATCACCGTTAGTTGATGTCTTGTCTCCACCAAAGGAAATGACAGCTACAGCGTTAGTAGTGCCTGAGCCACCATCAGTGGTGGTGTTGTAAATGAGAGCACCAGCTGCTGTCAATGTAGCGCTGGCCCATGTAGCGTCAGCAAAGTCAATGAAGGCTGTGGTGCCACTTGATGTTGGATCAATGTTAGTTAGAGCTACACCACCTGCTGTATAGCCAGTGCCAACAACTTCATTAGTGGTGGAGTAGTTAGTAGTGGCTGCGTCTAGTGTAGCAGAGGATGTAAACAAAGCAATCTTAAAGGTGTGACCACCTGATACATTAAAATCATGTTTACGTTCTAACAGCTCTTTTTTAAAAGAGGTGCATAGTGCAGAAGTAATTGCCATTAGAGAATTCTCTATATTAAATATTAATGCTCTCTAATAGAGCAACTAAAGGGAATACCACAATGAAGCAGTATTCCCTATAAAGGCTATTAAGCCAGTTGGTCGCGGTCAGCTTCAGCAGCTTCGGTGTCGCCAATAGCGCCAACGTCCATCAGCAAAGCCCATACACGCACAGTACCAGAGGTAGCAACGGTAGAACCAGCTTGAATAAGAACATCAACAGTGTCAGCAGCACCAACAACCACAGGCTGGAATGCAGCAGCGTTCTGTGCGTAAGCGCCAGCAGCAGCACCATCAAAGGTGAAGCCATCAACAAATACGTCAGCATCAACGCCAGTAACGCCTAGATCCAAAGTGGTGCCAGTACCGCCAGCGGCAGCAGCAACAACTTGAATACCAGCATTCATAACCATAGTACCAGCAGATACAGAGATTGTTTCGATAACATCAGCAGCAGCCAAGGCAGAGCCTTTAGCAACAGCGGCAGCAGCAAAATCTACTTCTTTTTCTACGAGGTAAGCTTTGCGGCTAGGATTGCCCACACCACCAACGGCGCGGACTAGAGAGGTAACAGTAGCCATTTTAATTTTCCTTTAAAGAGGAGGGACAATTAAGTCCCTCCGTTACATTACGCTGCGTTGAACTTAGCAGTTACAATTGCTTCAGGCTTCAAGATCTTACGACCGTAAAGGTGCATACCACGAACAACGTCAGCAAAGCTGTCGGGATCACGGTAGCTCTCAGTCTTAGCAACTTGCTGTGCAGAAGCAACAGAAGACTCGTGACCAGCAACGATAACACCGTAGTTAGCATTTTGGTTAGTAGTACCAACGGTACCAGAACCAGTGCCAATCTGTGGCAGGTTGTTAGACACATAAACTTTAAAGCCATGCAGGTTGTTAATAACCAAACCGTTTTGCAGACCTGAGCCACCGAAGTCGCTGTTCAACAAACGGCTGTCTTCGTCTTTCAACATTTCAATGAACACTGGGTCAACGACCAACCAACGACCTTGGGTGTCAACAAACTGCTGGTCCAACAGACGGCTCATGCGAGCAATAACCATCAAAGGTGAAGCAGTAGCTGTAGGCAAAGCGGTAGCACCGGGCAAACGTGGAGCCACTGGGATAGAGTGGTCACCAGCAGAAGCTGTAGAGATGTTACCGAAAGAACCTTTGATCAGCTTCATTGAAGACAACAGTTCGTCAGCACCAGCGGTAGCCACAGCCTTAGTACCAGCAGCAGCGGTACGGGCGGTGTCAGCAGCGCCATGCTTGGCAGACTGTTGGAAGCCAGTCAAGTAACCCAACACGTCTTGGTCATACTGGTCACGCAAGCGGTAAGCAGCGCGGTCAGAAGCCAATTGCATGAAGTTTACATGTGAATGAGCTACTTCGATGTCGTCAATCTTGAAGGCATAGTAGTTAGCTTGGTCAACAACCAAGGTGAAATCTGCGTCTTGCAAGTCTTGTGCGGTCACTTGAGTACCACGGTTGTAAGCCTTTACACTCACTTCCGGTTCCTTGATGATCCTTACTGAATCGCCCATGTTAGCGATTTCACCAAAGTAATCATTGTTGGTAATTGCTTCAACTGTTGAAGCTTTTCTGAACGCTAATTGTACGTTCTTGGAATATATAACTGGTGAAAAGTTACCGTTTCCGAATTGTCCGTAGCCAGAGGCTGCTGGGAAGGCCATAATAAATCTCCTAAAAGTGGGTGTATGGCATATACTTAAATACGCTTCACATGTCCACAGAGGCCAGCTTTATTAGGTGTGTATAAAGAAGAGTTCTAGAGTTCTTCTGTATACAGGCTAACTATATAGGGTTAGTCTGTTAACTATTTGTTTGCGTTACTAAGAAACAATATTTGTTTCTATCCTTTGAATGTGCTGGTTGGCTGATGACAGCGGCAGCTAAATAACCACGACTACTAGAAGAGCTACTTCGTTCATCGTGGTTAAGTTATATCACAAATTAACGAGCACTACCACTAACATCATATACAAACTTACCCGCTTGCATAGCTGCTTGAATTTCTACTGCTCGTGCCTCATACTCCTTAGAAGACATACGCTCAACTTCTGATTCGTACAACATGCCTTCTTTACCTGTAGAGGAGGGCTTAGTACGCTCACGACCAATGCCCACATTCATCGCTGCTTCTCTGCTGGTGTCTTTCTTCTTAGTCGTTGAAATACCTTTGTCAGCTTTATAAAGATCAATAGCACGAGAAGCTGCTTTAGAATCTGTATCATTATTGTATAGAGCATCTTGGATATACTTAGGCTGATCTTCTACCCACTCATGGAAGGAATCATCATCACGGATGGCGCCAAAGTCTGGGTGAGCTTGTAGCAGTTCTGTCTCAGCCTTCTCACGCGCTGATAGCTTTTCACGTTCGTCTAGTTTCTTGAAACGCGCTTCAAACTCTGTAGCTCGCTCACCAACTTGCTTAGCTGCAATTGTTTGCACAATCTTATAAACATCTGGATATTCTCTAGCCCAAGCTGTCAGCTCTTCTTCAGTCTTAGGTAGTTTGAATTGTTGCTTAGTGGCAGCATTAAGCTGTGTCTTAATTTCATCTAGCTGTTTCTGTAGGTCTGCTTCTTTCTGCTGAGAGTGGCGGCGAAGGTCACCGTAGCGTTTCTTAAATGTTTTCTCTTCAGCAGATGTAGGCTCAGCTTCAGTAGGTTCTTTGTTCTCTTCTTCTGATGCTTTATTATTAAGCTCAGCTAGTTCAGCTTCTTCTTGTTTAATACGTTCATCGTTTGTATTACGACGACCAAACGCTACAGCTGTTCTCTGTTCAATTACTTCTGACATATTTACCTTT